GGTATTAGTATGTCTCTTGGCGCTATTATTAAACGCCATAAGCGGACATTGATTAACTTCCAGCAATCGTTCTTGATTCCATTTGTTAAAAAGGCCGCCCATCGGTACATGCAGTTTGATCCTGAGTCGTATCCAGTAGCTGACTATAAGTTTAACGCAAGCAGCACACTAGGTATTATTGCTCGTGAGTACGAAGTCACTCAGTTAGTACAGTTGTTGCAGACTATGGACCGACAGTCACCGTTGTACAATACTTTGATCCAAAGCATTATTGACAACATGAACCTGTCTAACCGTGAAGAGCTTCTGGCAGCAATGTCAAAAGCTATGCAGCCTAACCCACAAGCACAACAAATGGCTATGGCAACACAACAAGCACAGCTTGAGTTCCAGCAGTCACAAACTGCAGCCTTGTCTGCTCAGGCACAAGAGTCGTCTGCTAGAGCCACTAAACTAGCAGCAGAAGCACAAGCTGTTCCAGTAGAGCTTGAAATTGATCGTATTAACGCTATTACTCGAAACCTCAAAGAAGGTGACCAAGAAGACAAAGAGTTTGAGCGACGTATGCGCGTTGCAGACACTCTTCTTAAAAACAAAGCAATAGAAGGCAAAACAAATGTTAATAACTCAGAAAGAAATGCAACTCCTGCTAGACCAAATCAACCACAAGTTCAGCGACCAGTTCGCCCGGTTGGACCAGCTGGAAGCCAAAGTGGAGGAATTGAGTAATGCCCAAGTCAAAGGACCCAAAACTAGCACGAGCAGGGGTAAGCGGGTACAACAAACCAAAGCGGACGCCTAATCATCCGACTAAGAAATTTGTAGTAGTAGCCAAAGAAGGTGACAAAACTAAAACCATACGTTTTGGTGACGCCAAGATGACTATTAAGAAAGACCAGCCTGCGCGACGTAAGTCGTTTAGAGCGCGTCACAAGTGTGACACAAACCCACCCAGCAAACTCACGGCGAGGTACTGGTCTTGTAAGAAGTGGTAAACACAGCCGTGAGGCTATTGCACGTCGTGATGACGTTAGGAGAACACAATGCGAACACTACTAGTAGCAATAATGCTGCTGTCGTTACAGGCATCAGCAGACACTAAGATTCTCATAGAAAAAGCAGATCAGCAGTACGTAGTTATACCAAGCTGCAACGTATCTGAAGACGTAACTCAAGTAGCAGTACACAGGCTTAGAGTAGGCGCACCAGTATACATGAGACACAAAGGACGACAAGTCCGGTGTACAATAGAAGACTTTTACAAACTTAAGAGTTAATTATGGCTAAAGGTGTAAAACATTATAAGCGTGACGGTACTGAATATACAGGCGGCACACACAAGATGCCTGATGGGTCGTTACACTCAGGTAAAACTCACGGAAAAACATCTGTAAAACTTTTCCATTTTGAAGACCTGTCTAAGACAGCAAAGGAGAAAGCTATGCCCGGCTATAAGATGAAACCTAAAGCCAAAAGCCTACCAAAGCGTGGACAACGTACGGCTACTAACAAAAAGAAAAAGAAACCAATGCGTCCCGGTGGACAACGAGGTTACTAATGCCAGCTAAACGTAAGAAAGCTAACGACGCTTGTGCGCGTAAGGTCAAATCTAGGTACAAAGTCTGGCCTTCTGCGTACGCATCAGGTGCAGTCGCCAAATGCCGCAAGGTAGGCGCTAAGAACTGGGGTAACAAAAGTGGCCGTAAGAAAAAGTAAGAAGGGTGCAGCCCTTAAGAAGTGGTTTAAGGAAGAGTGGGTAGACGTTAAGACAGGTAAACCCTGTGGACGTAAGTCTGCAAAGAAAGGTGAGTCCAAACGCCCCTATCCCTCTTGTCGTCCTAAAACTGTTGCAGCTAAGATGACCAAAGCTGAAAAAGCTTCTTCTGCTCGTCGTAAGACAGGCCCCGGTAAAATTAAACACGCTGTTACAGCTTCAGGGAGACGTAGAAAAAAGTGAGTTACGAAACTAAAGTAAAACAAGCTTTAGATATATGTTTAAACAAAAACTACTTCAAAGGAAACAAAAACGAAACAGCTATAATGATGTACTCAGGCGGTATGGACAGTGTGTCATTATTATGGAATCTTTTGGAACACACAGAACAGGACATACACGTACACTCAATACATATTGACAACTCTGAAGGCCGTGTCAAAGCAGAAGCAGAAGCAGTTAAAAACACAATTAACTACATGAAGGAACACCAAAGACCCTTTGAGTTTTCTTCTTCGGTTTACTCTCTTAAGATGAAGTATCCCGGAGGTAAAGACATGACTCTTGCGTTGTTCCAAGCTATGAGAGCAGCGTCAGGTTTAGGCAAAGCGTTCAACATTGTGTACACAGGCGACTACAATATAGGTAGAGACGAAGGAGCAGAGGCTCAGGGTGTGCTTAACGCTCTGTCCACTACTCGACGTGTTAAGCCTATTTGGTTAGCACCTTTTGAACACATGACGTACAACTCTGTAGAACGCAGCAAAGGTATCTACTTAAGTATGCCTGAGTACTTGCGTAACAACTACTGGTCTTGTAGAAAGCCTACAGAGTTGCTTAGTGGTTTTGTTGTTTGTGGCGAATGTCACGCATGTGAACGACAAGAAGCCATGCAAAAAGACTTGACAACTGCATAAAAGTATGCTATAATAAAACTATAGTTAACAACATTAGAGGAAACTATGACTCCTGAGCTTGAAACCTACTTCGACAACTACAACGAACTCTTCAACCACGAAGGTTTCAAACAACTCCTACAAGAGTTATCCAACAATGCACAACAATTGGCTGACATTCAGACAGTCAAGGACACAGAGGAACTCTTCTTTCGTAAAGGCCAAGTTGCTGCTTTCGCTACTGTAATTAACCTCCAAGGTACTATAGAAGCGGCTAGAGAGCAAGCAGAAGCCGAAGAAGAAGGTCCTGTTGATGTATAAAATTTACGACTTCCGTTGTACTAACGGACACGTCTTTGAAGAAATGGTAGCGAGTAACGTCACAACCAGTAGGTGCGGTTGTGGCGCGAATGCTACAAAAATGGTATCTGCCCCGTCTTTTCACTTAAATGGTTCTGATGGTTCATTCCCCGGAGCACATATGAAGTGGGTGAAAGAACACGAAAAAGCAGGTCAAAAATAACCACATCTCCACAATGATAACGATCACGGAGTTTAATTATGTCTAGAGCAACGATTTTAGATCTGCCCCCTGAAGAGGAAAACGCGGATCAAATCGAACAAAACGAAGTTAACGAGATTCAACAAGAACCCGTTGAGCAACCTCAGCCAGAAGAATCCAGCTTACCAGAGAAGTACCAAGGTAAGTCTTTAGAAGAAGTAGTTAAGATGCACCAAGAAGCTGAGAAGCTACTAGGTCGTCAGTCTTCTGAAGTAGGCGAGCTTCGTAAAGTGGTGGATGACTACATTAGTACTCAAACACCCGCCCAAGCACCTCAACAGCAACACGTTGAGCCTGAAGACGATATTGACTATTTTACAGATCCTCAAGCAGCCGTCAATCGTGCTATTGAGAATCATCCTAAAATCAGGGAAGCACAGCAGTACACTGAGCAGTACAAGAAGCAAACTTCTTTAGCTGCTGTACAGGCTAAACATCCAGACATGCAAACAATCCTTGGAGATCCCAAGTTTGCTGAATGGATTAAAGCTTCAAAAATCAGGACTCAGTTGTTTGTAGCAGCTGACCAACAGTACGACGCTGATGCCGCAGACGAACTCTTCTCACTCTGGAAAGAACGGAAGACAGTAGCTAGGCAAACTGCCGCAGTTGAAAAACAGGCACGTAAGCAGACACTTAAGGCAGCTAACACAGGCAACGCACGAGGCACTGGTGAAGGAACACGTAAGAAGGTATATCGCAGGTCCGACATTATTAAACTAATGAAAACAGACCCTGAGCGTTACCAAGCATTGTCAGACGAAATACTACAAGCTTACGCGGAGGGTCGAGTCAAGTAATCTAAAGGAGATTAATCATGGCTGGCGAAACTTCCGGAACCTACTTTACAGCGAATGCTGTAGTAGACAAAACCGCAGCAGGTACTTTTATTCCAGAAATCTGGAGTGACGAGATCATTG